AGAAACATTTACATACTAATCTAGATAGATTTAATGTAGTTGTATGTCACAGAAGGTTTGGTAAGACTGTATTTGCTATAAACCAGTTAATCAAAAGTTCTGTAGAAGATATACAAGCTGGTAAGAGACAACCTAGATATGCGTACATAGCACCACTATTTAAGCAGGCTAAGACAGTTGCTTGGGATGAATTAAAAAGACTATGTGCTGTATTCCCTGAGGTTAAGTTTAATGAAGCGGAACTAAGAGCTGACTTCATGGGAGCTAGGATACAACTGTACGGAGCTGATAACTATGACACTCTCCGTGGAATTTATCTTGACGGTGTAGTATTAGATGAGTATGCCCAGATGAACCCTAAGATGTTCTCAGAGGTTATAAGACCGGCACTCTCAGATAGGAAAGGTTATGCCATATTTATTGGCACACCTAAAGGGAAAAACGAATTTTATGATTTATACCACTCTGCCCCAGAGAAGAAGGGATGGGCTAGATTCTTATACAAGGCGAGTGAAACAGGGATATTAGATGATGAGGAACTCGAGCTTGCGAAACAGGATATGGCAGAGACTGAATTTGAACAAGAATACGAGTGTTCTTGGTCTGCTGCACTTAGAGGTGCGTATTATGCTAAAGAGATTGAAACTGCTTATGAAGAAGACCGAGTGGGGAAAGTCCCTTATGACCCGTCTAAACAAGTAGTAACAGCATGGGACCTTGGAGTCTCAGATGCAACCAGTATATGGTTTGTACAATTTATTGGTAAAGCAGTACACGTTATAGATTATTATGAAAACTCTAACGAAGGATTGCCTCACTATATAGAGGTACTCAATAGAAAGGGTTATCATTATGGTGCACACATAGCACCGCACGATATAGTAGTTAGAGAATTTTCTACTGGTAAGTCAAGACGAGACCTAGCATTTGACCTAGGAATAGACTTTCAAGTAGCACCAAAGTTAAAAGTTATGGATGGTATTGATACAACTAGAACTTATTTAAACAAGTGCTGGTTTGATGAAAGCACTACCAAGAAAGGATTGGAAGCATTACTACAATATAGAAGTAGTTATGATGACAAGAAAAAGATATGGTCACAACGACCAGTGCATGACTGGACATCACACGCCAGCGATGCTTTTAGGTACTTGTGTATAACAGATGTAGTGTTCACAGGTAATGATAGTGTCTGGGGAAGGGAACTCCCTGAGACTGATTTAAGTTGGATAATATAAGGAGAAGTATATGAATCCGAAATGGTTAGAAAATAAAATATTAGAAATGGCACAGGACATTAAAGACCTCAAACACATTATGAAAACAGTCAGTATGTCCACGCCACCACCTAAAGAAACAAAATACCCTATAAATAAAGGTAAATAATTTATGGCTAAAATGACAAAGCGTGAGCTATCTGCTCACCTAGAGCAAGAGATTAACTCAGCTTTAGGGTACAAAGACGGAAAGCTGACAGAACAACGCTCTGATGCGTTAGACCGTTACTATGGAAAAAAGTATGGTAATGAGCAAGAAGGTCGTTCACAGATTGTCACAAGAGATGTAGCCGATGTAATCGAATGGATTATGCCTAGCCTTATGAAGATATTTACTTCGGGCGATAAGGTAGTACAGTTTGAACCACAGGGGCCTGAAGATGTTACCATGGCAAAGCAGTCCACAGATTATGTGAACCATGTCATTATGAGACAAAACCCAGGATTTTCTATTATATATCAATGGTTTAAGGATGCACTGCTACAAAAGAATGGTATAGTAAAACACTACTGGGATGATACTAGCGAAACATTAAGAGAAGAATATAAAAATCTTACTGAAGAAGAATTTACTGCACTATTATTAGAAGATAATGTAGAAGTATTAGAACATACTCCTAGTAATTTAGAAGATAGTGATGTTATTTCGTTACAGCCACAACAAGTAACACATGATGTTGTAGTCAGTAGAACATATGATGATGGTCAAGTTAGAATAGAAGCTGTACCACCAGAAGAATTTTTAATAAACAAGTATGCCAAGACAATAGAGGATGCTCGTTTTGTAGGACACAGGGTAAAAAGAACTAAGTCTGAACTAATAGAACAAGGCTACCCTAAGAGTAAAATAGAGAATGTATTTAGTAATGATGAAGCAGATTACAAAGCTGAAAGACTATCTAGATTTTCACAAGAACAAGACAATGCACCAGAAGGTGACATTGACGATGGAATTTGGGTTACAGAGTGTTACATGCGTGTTGATTTTGACAACGATGGCATTGCTGAACTAAGAAAAGTAACGAAGGTTGGAGATGAACTGTTAGATAATGAGGCTGTGGATAGTGTTCCCTTCTCCTCCCTTACACCTATACCAATGCCTCATAAGTTTTACGGTCTGAGTATTTATGACTTAATCTCCGACCTTCAACTCATTAAGACTACACTAATGCGTAACTTGTTAGACAACATGTATCTAACAAATAATGGGCGATACGAGGTAGTGGAAGGTCAAGCGAATTTAGATGACCTAATGACTTCTAGACCGGGTGGTATTGTAAGAGTACGCACACCGGGTGCTGTCAACCCTCTGGGAACACCACAACTAGACCAGAACTCTTTTAACATGCTAGGGTATTTAGATAGTATTAGAGAAGAACGAACTGGTGTTAGCAAGAACTCAATGGGTCTATCTGAGGGTGCGTTAAAGTCGCACCAAACTGCTACAGGTGTCGGTCAAGTTATGACTGCTGCACAGCAGAAAATAGAATTAATAGCTAGAATATTTGCTGAAACAGGAATGAAAGACCTAGCACAATCTGTATATATGTTAGTACAGAAATTTGAAAAGCCTGAAAAACTAGTCAGGCTAAACAACGAATGGACTACTTTATATCCACATGAGTGGAAAACTAAGATGGATTGTACTGCACAAGTTGGTCTTGGGTTTGGTAACAAAGATATGAACCTAATGCATTTAGGCAGGTTGTCACAAACAATACAAATGATTGCACAACACCCAGCAGCAGGTATGTTACTTAAGCCTAAGAATGTATATAACCTAGTAGCTGAGCAGATAAAAGCTATGGGCATGAAGAATGTAGATGACTTTATTACAAATCCCGGGGACCAAGACGTTCAACAACAACAAGGCCCTAGCCCAGAAGAACAAGCTAAAATGCAAGAAGCACAGCTTAAACAACAAGAGCTACAAGTTAAAGTACAAAAAATACAAGCAGAAGCTCAGCTTAAACAACAAGAGATGCAGCTTGATGCACAGATATCACAGCAGGATTTGGAACTTAAACAACAAGAAGCTAGTGTGGACATGCAAATTAAAGCACAAGAACTTGAGATTAAGAAAGCAGAACTTGCACTTAAGCAACAAGAGCTTGAACTAGAAAGACAACAAGAACGAGCTGTTAAAATAGGAACTTAACATGGGGAACAAGGGAGAAGAGATAGCAAGGGCAGACCAAGCTAAACAAATTTTAGAACATCCTCTATATGTAGAGGCTCTAGCCACAGTCAAAGAAGCATTAGTACAATACTTACTTGATACCAAAGTTGCCGAGGAAGTGGAAAGAGATAGATTATATATAACAATCAAAGCACTGGATTTAGTTAATCAACACATAACTTCAGTGCTTGAGACAGGCAAACTTGCTGAAAGGGAGCAAGAACAATTTTTAACTGAATAGAGGAGACAACCTATGGATTCTGCAGAGAACACCCAAGAAGGTAGATTTGAAAGAGTAAGAGAAGGTTCAGCAGAAGATGCTGCAAACCATATCCTTAATATGTGGGACTCAGAAGAGCAAACCGCAAGCGAGGAAACCGATACCCCTGTTGACGAGGAAGTGGTAGAGGAAACAGAGGAAGCTGAAGAGGTAGAAGAAGAAGCCCCTGAAGAAGAAGGACAAGCTGAAGAAGAAACCGAAGAAGAGGTAGAAGAAGAAGAAGAAACTGAAATAGTAGCCGAAGAAGATTTAAAGTACACCATTAAGGTAGACGGAGAAGAACTAGAGGTTGGTATTGAAGAACTTAAGAACGGATACCAAAGGCAAGCTGACTACACTCGTAAGTCTCAGGCATTAGCAGAGCAGCGTAAGGAGACGGAACAAATCCAGTCCGAGCGTCAAAGGCTAGAGCAAGAGAGGCAAATGTACGCAAATGGTTTACAGATGTTGCAAGAGCAACAGAATGCAAAACTTCAAGAGTTTAATAGTGTAGATTGGGATACCTTAAAAAACGAAGACCCCTACGCCTACATGATAAAGAAAGAAGAGTTTAGGGATGCACAAGAAAAAGTGCAGAACGTAGTACAGCAACAACAATATGTTCAACAAGAACAAATGCAACAGCAACAAGCTGCTAAAGCAGAGTTCGTAAGAGCAGAGTATGCTAGGCTCGTTGAGGCTTTACCAGAGTGGGAAAATAAAGACTCTACTATTAAAAAAGATATTAGAGAATATGCTGCCACAGTAGGCTTTCGACCAGAAGAGATTGACCAGTTAGCAGACCA